TAACTCCAGTTCCGTTTACCGCCAACTTCTGACTTTCTCTCCTGATCCTTGATAACATCTACATTATTTACACTTTTTTAGTGTAATATGTTGAGAGGCATAAGGAAAATGGTAGACGAAAATAGTATCTACAACATAGTCGAGCATAACAGCAGCGTTGTCTACAATAAACATGACATTGTTGCAGTATTTGAACGATTTTCTGACTTTAGTGTGCCAAAATCAGTAAAATACTATTATAGCCTCACAGATAACAACCGCGATAATACTCCAGCCGCAGATTCCAGCTTTTGGGGAGGAGTAACAAGCTTTAGTGACACCACGAAAGCTAAGTTTGTATGGGCGCCTTCTTACAATACCCAAGTAGAGCACAAACCTAGAGTTAACTCTATAGTTTTTTCGAATGGTTACGAGCAGAGACTGCAAGACGGTATCTTTAATGATCTTTTGAAAATTAATTTAAAGTTCGAGCACAGAGATATAAGAGAAGCTAGAGCGATAAACCATTTCCTACAGTCTAGAAAAGGTGTTGAATCTTTTATCTTTCACGACTTACCAGAACCTCACAACGACATGGTTTCTGCTGGCTACAGGAAAATGTTTATCTGCAAGCAATGGACTAGTGACTTTGTTTTTTATAACAATTATACTATTTCTGCCGAGTTTCAACAAACTAATACTTAATAATTATGCCAGAGGGTGTTTACGATACGATAGATAAAGACCAAGCGAAGAAGTCTGTAAAGTCATTAATGCATGAGCTGACTAATCTAACTCCTTCGGCTATGTTGACTTTTTTTGAAATAGATTTTTCTAGTGTGGTCCAACAAAGCTCTAGCTTGATAAAAGACGGGAACGAAGTGGGTATTTTTTCTAGCTCAGAAGAAGGAGAAGAAAACATACTAAGATTCCACAATAATATTAGAGTATTTAATTCCTATATTTTCTGGCAAGGCAAAACCTTTTTCCCTGCCCCTATAAACGCCGAAGGTTTCGAAATAACTGCTAGGGGAGTTTTACCTACTCCTACTCTAAATATAACATCTCAAAAAGAAGAGGGTATAGAGGCTTTGTCTTTATTGAGAAGGTCTATAAGGAAATACGGAGATATAGTTGGCGCGAAAGTTACTAGAATAAGAACCTTCGCTAAGTTTTTAGACAAAGAAAACTTTACTGACATACAAGAATTTACAAGAGAGGGCTCTCAGACAGGATTCTGGGCATCTAAAGGAGTGTATGCATCTCAATTTCCAGATCAGTACGAGCCAGACCCGTACGCAGAACTTCCTAGAGATGTTTTCTTTATAGAAAGAAAGGTATCAGAGGATAAAACTACCATAGCCTATGAACTAAGCTCCTCGTTAGATGTAGAGGGAGTAAAGCTGCCTAGAAGAGTCGTGACGTCTTCCAAGTGTGGATTTACGTATAGAGGCTGCGGTTGCTTTTATGAAAGTGACGGAACTTCTACCCAAGCACTAGCTGACAATGTATATTCTAAATGTGGGTTAAGAAGGTCAGAACTCACTCTTCCAGAAGACGCGCCGCCAGTAGCAACAATTAGAGACGAAAGTATAAAAGAGTTATTAGGGGTTAATGAGTTAGTATTTAAAGGTAAGTTTTCTAATCAATCAACCTATGAACCGGGTGACTATATTCATATGGAGAAAAACGGTATAAAATATTATTTTGTCGCTAAGAAAAAGATAAGCGCTACGAATAATAGTGAGTTTGCCCCGCCTAACCCTGACTTTTGGATAGCGGACTTGTGCTCTAAAACTTTGCCGGGATGCAGGAAAAGATGGGGCGTGTTAGGGTCTGTTGTTGTCGGAGAAGGCACTGACTTTGTAAAAGGAGAGCTCCAATTTGGAGGCTTTCCTAACGCTACAAGATTACAACAAAGCGCTGGAGGATAAAGAATGTTTCTAAGTTCGCAGAATATAAATTATATAAAAGATCATGCTTTAGAAGAAAATCCTTTTGAGTGCTGCGGCGTACTCTATCAGGAAGAAAACACCGGCCTAACAAAGGCCAAGAGAGCTAGGAACTGTTCTGATAAAAAGTCTATATCTTTCTCTTTGCACCCCAACGATTATTTTGAAGCTTCTCTTCTAGGTAAGATAAAAGCTATATATCACTCTCACACAAACGGCAATCCAAACTTTTCTCTAAAAGACAAAGAGCATAGTCTAAAACATAAAATTAATTTTTTACTTTACGACATAAAGTCAGATGCTTTTAAGTTTTTTGATTATAAAAACAATACTGAGCAAATATTAAATGAAAAATTTCAGTGGGGTAAATCAGATTGTATCTCTCTCGTGCAGAGATATATAGAAAAAGAAAAAGGATATCGCCTAATATTACCAGAAGAACTGGATTCTAGAGACTCTAAGTGGTCAAATAAAAATTTAAATATCGTTTCAAAAACTTTTGATTTAAACAAGCACGCTTGGGCGCAAGTCAATTTTTCTTCTACTGAAGATTTACGCAGTTGTGATATTTTATGTTTTTCTCTTAAGAGCAACATAGATCATTTTGGAGTTTATATTTCTAATAATAATTTTTTTCATCATAAAGTAGGAAAAAAACCCAACTGCGAAAACATAGATCAATATTTCGACAAACTAACTCAAGTGTATAGATATAACAATGGATAACGCGCTAACAACTATTAAATTTCACGGAGACCTTGGCGAGAAGCTGGGTCGAGATATATGGGAGCTGTCCGTTAAATCTGTCGGAGAGGCAATGAGAGCAGTAGAGCAGCAAACAAAAAAGCTCTACAGAACCTTAATGGATCACGACAAGCAAAATATAAAATATAAAGTTTTAATAAACGGAAAAAACTTTGTTCATAAACAAGGTAAAGATATTAATAAGCTTGAAGGTATAGAAGAGTCTGAACTAGTTTTAAAAAGAAAAATAGAGACAATAGATATCATCCCTATTATAGAAGGAGCTGGCGATACTTTTCGTGATATATTTACCATTATATTAGCAATAGTATTAATTGTAGTAGGATTTTATATCGGCGGACCTTTAGGCTCTGCTTTGATAATGTCTGGCATAGCCTTGGCCTCGGCCGGAATAGCGAATCTTCTAACCCCTATGCCAGAGTTTGACGACTTTCGCCAGATAGAAGGCGGAGGCAGACCCAGTTATCTTTTTACCGGCCCAGCTAACACTATTAGAGAAGGAGGCCCAGTATTTGTTGGCTACGGAAGACTTTTGATTGGTAGCCACGTCATACAATCAAGCCTAGAAACTTTTGATGAGAAAAACGGCCGCAGTTCTGTAAAATTATTGGAAGACGGGATGAAGCCAACAGGCCCAACAAAATACTATTGGGGTAACGAAATCTACGGGCTAGACTATAGGAATACAATTAAAGACAAGAGTGGTCAAACTGTTAATCTAGACGACTTAATGGCTACTAGAGCGGAAATAGTTAGCTCGTCTTCAGGCGGCGCTGCCGATTGCGATCCAACTGACTTGCATGTTTCTAAAGTCGAAGCAGCTGGAGGCACCGTGCTAATCGCTAACGGAGATGATTTTACCACAGCAAATGTAGTCCTGACCGACCTACCATGAAAAATTTTTTAGTAGCAGTTTCGATAATCCTTATCGCTTATCTCTTTGAGGGATCAGACCCAGAAGGCATTATGTTTATGGCGGGGTTTTTTGGTAATAAAAAGAAAAAACAGCTTTTTCCTCGTCCTCCGATTCAAGATGAGGGGGGAGTAAAACATGAAGGAGAAACAGATCTTTATTCTGCCACAAGCGTAGTAACAATCGCAGATTTAATATGCGAGGGAGAAATAGAGGGTTTAGTAAGCGGAGAGTATAGATTTGCGGGCGAAGAAAATAATATAGGCTATACAGACTCTAAGTTCAACGCATATACAGCATTAGACGCAAGCGGGAATTGCACGACAGAGTTAGGTTATCTTAGATCTGTGTATTGGAATGAGGTTCCTATAGTTGATAAGGATGGATTTTATAACTTTCAAGAAGTAAATCTAAACTCTGTAAAAGGCTTGCCTCAAGGAGAAATACCTTCTCTTAGTGCCGCTTTGCCAAGCGAAGCAGATTCTAAAGGTAATACTAATTTTGAATTAACTTTATTTAGAAATATAGGAGAAAGATTATTCGGCCCCTCTTTAGATCTGTCAACTACGGACAAAACTCCCGGATATCAAATTAATTGGCCTCTTAACAAATCCAACCCCGCTACTATAGCTGGAGAAGTGGACAGGAACTCAAAAGTTTATTCTGTTTTAAATAAAGAGTGCGTAGCTGTACAAGTTAATATAAAAGTAACAAGGCTGCAGGAAGTACTTTACGACCACCCCTATGACAATGTCCCTGTGCCTAATAAGAAAAAAAGAGGCGGGTTTTTTAGTAGAAGAGGCAAGGATGAAAAAAGAAAGCAGCTTCTAGTTTACGGAAATGGAGATACAAAAGCTAGAAAAATAAGATTCCAAATTTATACTAGGCCGATATATGATACTAGAAATATTATAACCTCGGCAGAGACTGCTCAAACACCAAAGCAAGAAGATTTACATGTTGCTTGGAAGTCTTCTCCTGACGTAGACACAACTGTTTTCGGAAGGATAGAAGAGCCTTATGTAAGAAGTATAGAAATAGACTTTCGTAAAGGTCTTTGGAAAAACGAAAATCCTAGAGATAGCAAATTCTATAAATATTTTCAAGGCTGGGAAGTTAAAATAGTAAGACTTACTCCTGATTCAGTACATTCTTTTTTAAGGAACGAATCTTACGTAGACTCTTTAGTTGAAATATATGACTCTGTAATAAGGTATCCTTATTGCGCCATGGTTTATTCTAAATTTAGCGCAGAGTTCTTTTCTAGGATTCCCACTAGGGCTTACGAAACTAAGCTTTTAAAAATCAAAGTGCCAAACACCTACGATCCTATCTTAAGAAAGTACACAGAGCCTTTAGGATATTGGGACGGATGTTTTAGCGCCAAGAAGCAATGGACTAATAATCCAGCTTGGTGTTTTTATGACTTAATAACTAATAACAGATATGGCCTAGGAGAATATATAGATTCAGATATCGTAGATAAATGGACCCTGTACGAGATAGCTAAATATTGTGATACTCTTGTGCCTGACGGAAAAGGAGGCTTGGAACCTAGGTTTACTTTAAATCATATTATAACCTCAAGAGAGGAAGCTTATAAAGTAGTAAACGATATAGCTTCTGCTTTTAGGTCTATAGTCTACTTTGCATTTGGCGGCATATATGTATCCCAAGATAGACCCAAGGCTCCTATATATCTTTTTAATAACTCTAATGTGCTAGAAGGGAACTTCGCATACTCTTCTTCCGCAAAAAGAGCTAGGCATACAGTTGCTATCGTTAGATATAACGATAAGAATAATTTTTACCAACCTTCAGTTTGTTATGTAGAAGACCAACTAGGAATTCAAAGATATGGGATTAAAGAAATAGAAACGAGCGCGATAGGCTGTACGAGCGAAGGACAAGCTAAAAGATTTGGCGAATGGATCTTAAGAACTGAGATTTTGCAGACAGAAACTGTCGCTTTTACTGCTGGTAACGAAGGCGCATACATGAGGCCGGGAGATGTTATATCTATCTATGACGAAAATAGAAACGAAAGAAAACTGGCGGGTAGAACAATTAAAGTTGAAGAAAATGCCGTAGGCTTAATACCCGCAGGATTATACGCTCCATACGACAGAACTACAAGCGAAGGCAACATGCCAGTAACCGGCAACGTAATAACCTTAGACAAACCGCTTCATTTTGAGCCCTCTACAGAGTATAAGCTTTCTATACTAACACCTACAAATAATTATGAGCCTTCTAAAATAACTGCTCCTAATTGTGTTGAGACGGTGACGGTAGGAGATACAAAATCTAAAGGCTCTACAGTCGAAGAAGAAGTCGAGACTTTGGTAAGCGACCCTGTTGATTCGTTTTCTACAGAAGACAAGTCCCCACTTTCCCCGGGTATGAGTTTGGTTGGCAGATTTAGTGATAATTTTAACGACAGCATTAATAACAGTGATATTTTTAAAACAGAAAAAACTATAACAGTAACAGAAGAAAAAGCAGAATATTCTTTTGCTTTTGCCTCTTTTCAAAATGGTGGAGATTTTTTACGTAATACAGTCTCACCAAGCAACAAGCCGGGCTTTCCTAAAAGAATAATTATAGAAGACTCAGAAGGAAATGTTCTCGCGCAAACTAAATATATAGGCGCGGAATCCCAGACTCCAAACGATTTAGGAGGAGCATTTACTTTTAGTAAAGCTCCACACAGAAACACAGAATTTAAACATGGGCAAAAGGGAATGTATAAAACCCCTGCGTTAGGGCTTTCAGACACGGTAAAATCGTCCGCAAGGAACGGAGATCTTTTTGAATGTTTGTTAGGATATTCCACAGATGGAGCAAGCAGCGATATAAAAAGTTTAGCCTCGTCCGAGCTAACTTATTTGAATGTGCAAAACGATGGAGGAACTAAAAGCTCTGATAATTTTGTTCCGATTGATACGGCTAAACAAATAGCTTTATCTTTTACTAAGCCAGTAGGAGTAACTTCTATAGTTATAAAAGTGATTCACCCAATTACTGCTTACGCAGCTAAAACCTTTGACAACTCAAGCTATGATGTAGGGTATTCGAGCACCACAGCTTCAGGAGGGACTACTTTCTTTAGAGATATATTTAAGTTTGTACACTTGAAGAAAACAAAGACCTTTGAAACCGTGACAAGAATTGTCACATCGGAAGAAGCTGGCGCCGAAAGCATAACAGTTAATGCTGATAATACCGATGAAGCTTTGACTTCTGCTGACTATCCGGAAATAAGAAAAAATCAAGTTCAGACTATATATTTTAGCGGCTACCAAGCCTTGCCCCACACAGGAGACGTTCATTCCGATTTCTCTATTAATGGCAGCGGAATAGTCACTAAAATATTTTTCGATAGTGGTCATCAAGCTGGCCTTAATTTTACAGACTATTCTATTACAGGATATAATAATTCTTCTGTGATAGGAGATCTGGCCGCAGGAGATACTGGGGCATACTCTTCGGAATATAAAAACCCAGACGGAGCCAACTTAATTTGGGCCATAGAGCCAAGGTATAAAGACTCGGGCGGAAACAGGAGATACACTCTAGACTCAGAGATAGCCTCTGGAGAACAACAAACTTTTAAAGTAATAAATATAGTAGAAAACGAAAATAAATATGACATTACTGCTATAGAGCATAACGAAGAAGTCTTTGAATCTATGGCTCCCCCTAAAGTAGATTACGGTTTGTCTATAGGTGGGCCAGTAGAAAATGTCAGAGTAGACAAGCAAGATATAGATTCTGCTACAGACTCTCAAATAGAAGAGCAGGAACAAGTTCCGGGATCTACTGACGATAGAGGCGCATGCTGTATTTCCAAACAAGGAACGCAAGCTAATACTCCCTGTTTTAGTGATGTTACTAGAAGTGAATGCGATGAATTAGGAGGAGAATTTTTTGTAGACAAGAATTGCGAGCAAATAAAATCAGAAGGATTCTGCGAGCCGACAAAGGACTTAACTCCAAACATACCGGAACAAGACACAGAGAATGAATCGGTGCTAAAAGACTTTGACTTGCCTCTAAAATTTAAATTAAATTTAGACCTAGGGAATTTTTCTCCATCTCACAAGGTAACTGACCAAGTAGCTTCTAGTTATAAATTAGTTTTAGTAAAAGACGAGGACGTTTTTGGCGATATGAGCGATCCCGCAAACATAGCAAAAGCCCTAGACTACTATAACTTTAATGTTGAAACTGAAACGGAGACCTACGACAACTATACAGAGAAAACAGACCAGTACGGAGATTTGTTTTTAGCGACTCAAGAAGTAGCTTACCCAAGCGAAGGGGTAGCTTTCTTAGGTCTTAGTCCTCAATTATTAGCAGAATCTGAAGCTACAGTAACCAGTGACGAAGTCTTCGGAGAGATGTCCGGATGTGGTCATTCGGCGTCTTATTTAGAAAGCTTAGGGTATTATATACGAAGGCAAGCTCTTCCTGTGGCTTTCGGGGCTTACAGAGGTAATAATGCAGACAAAACCTCTCTTAGCTATCAAGATGGAGCTGGCAATACTTCCGTGCAAGTTCTTAATACTGTTGGGTCACTTGTGTCAACTAACTCTAAATGGGATGATTCTGTTACCGCAAAATCTATATGTAACGATCCCGTTTCTATGAGCGCAATATTCTATTTTGACTCTAGTAGAACTTTAATTAGCTCTGAAATAAAAGATGGAAAATTTTTCTGGGTAGCTCCCCCTAACGAAAAGTATAAGATAAGCGTTTATCATTCTTTGTATTCTTTTGATAATTTTGTTAGGAAAACTAACGGGCAACTAGGAACACAAAAAGATTACTATGATGGGACAGACACTGACATAAGGCATATACATTACGAAGACTTAGCCGCCGGTACTACAGATGGATACGTGGAAGGATGTTTGTGCGATGAGAGCGATTCAAATAAACCATATGCCGATGTAGATTTCAACTATCTTAAAGCTGTAGTGCCAAACTCTTCCAAAGTGCAGACAGTGATAAAAAATTATTCCGATTTTGGAAGACTTAACCTCTGCAAAGAGCAGCATAACGAAGAGTTTAGTTTTGACGTTTCTCCTAAAGTAAGTATAAACTACGAAGGAGAAAAGGCCCCTGATTTTTCAGATATATTACAATTAGGAGATAAGGAATTAAATGAACTGATTAAACCCGGGCAATATGCTATGTTTACTGTTATGCTTTCCCCAGAGTTCGAGACTGACTCAGATGGAGAAATTATAGATTGTCACGACCAGATTGGATATCAATATACTTTTGCTGTATGCTTAAACGATGTTGTTGCTAACCCCTCTAACGCCAAATGTCAATCGTACCCTGCTTTTTACGCAGTTGACCCATCTCGTCCAGACTCAGTTCTTAGCTCTTTTAAAGCTCCTAAAATATACGATACTCCGAAAGACGCTCTAAATTATATATTTAATGGCGGGCTAGATGCTGCTAAATACGAAGAAAAAGGAATATCGGACGAGAAATATATGCCAATACAGTATCCGGGCAGGCTCCTGCTTAAAGAAGATAAAGATGGTAATCCTGTAACGGATACAAAAACAGAGTGTCTTTATGTGAAAGGCACAAGCTCAGATGAGATAGGCTTATCTAAGTATTCGCAAGTAACCGCTGCTCAATTTACAAGCAATGGCTCTGAGATAGGCCCAAGACCGGGACGAGGTACAGACGACTCAAAACTTAGTCCTACTTTTACATTCGGGGAAAATATAGAAGATGTGGGGACTACTATGCTTAAGACAAACTTAATAGACACAGAATCGAGTGCATGCAACTCCGTACAGTCTAATGAATCTCACTCTGAGAAAATATTTAATATTCATATAAACTTAGCTTCTCCTTATGAGCACACGTTTAATTCTAGCGATTCTAGTAGTAACTTTTATCCTAATAATATAGAAGACCTTGGAGCCGATAGTACAGAAATCAAACAGCCAATACAGAGAGGCCCTCATACTCCTTAATATAAAATGTCAAAAAAAATAAATATATATTGGGACTCTTATAACGGAGAGCAGGACCAATACGACTATATAGAATATGACCATTTTGTTGTCTTGGTAAAAGAAGGAGCAGCCTTTACATCCACTACATTTGCTTCTCAATATAACGAAACTAGTCAAAGGTTTGAAGTAGACGGATCTGAATTTATAAAAGAAGCTCCGAACAAGGAAGAGATAAAACTAGAGGAATACCAATCTTATAAATTTACTTATTATGCCGAAGAGTCTGGAGACTATTACTTTTCTATTTGGTCTGTTTTAAACGGAGAATACTTCGGCCCAGTATATTACCCCACTCAATCCCAAATAACAGATGGGGTGACCTTAACAATTAGCGATGATTTAGACAAAGTTGATGTTAGCGATACTATGTCTATCTACGGGTTAACTCTTTCTAATGGAGATTATGGAGAAGGCTTTCTAGGTAGCCCCGGAAGCAAAGACCTCGGAGAAAATACATCCGTAGCTTTAATAAAAAACGAAACGAGTCCTACTTTTTCTTTTAAGGCTAAAGCTGCTGCATCAGCCGCAAGCGCATTAGCATTTAACGGGAAAGCTAGAGTTACTATAAGAGAAGTTAGCGAAGACAACAAGCCGAGTCCTATTATATTTTTTGAGTTTTATGATGTACCTATAGAACAGAGCTCTTTTAGTTTTGCTGACACATATAATTCTTCTAAAATAGTCGAATTAATACAAGGCAATTTTTATCAAAACAAAGAAGAGAAGTACGTAGTTACAAACAACTTTACTTTAGATAGAGTCCCCCTTAGACATTTTGATGTTGTAGTAGAAGGTTATAACGGCAAAACTTTAAAGACTAGCGCCGGTAATAATCTACATGACAATACAATAAATGCAGGGAAAGAAGGTGGCTTTGGAGACGGAGGATATGATATTTTAGAGGCTAAAATTCTTCCGCCAGAGAGTTTATTCTTTTTGAGCGAATACTCGACCAAAAAAGGCTTTGTGGAAACTCAAGAAGGTTTTGATAGAAAAATTCCCTACATATTAGAGCCATCTTTGTCTCAAGCTGGTAATTTAAACTTAAATTTTTTAAGAAGCACAGATACAACTACCAATCAGTCTGTTAAGACCCAAGCTCAGATAGAAGACGAAGTTATAGACCCTATAGCAGGGGCAGTTATTTACTATTCGGATCAGCCTTTTACTTTAGCAGTTGATCAAATAAACTTAGCTGACGGCAGAGTTCAAAAAATAACTATAGAAGACGAAGTAATAGAAGTTAATAGAACTTTTGCTTTGATTGATGATTTTGCATCCGCTCTAGACGACGCTCCTTTCGCTTTTAGCATACCATTACCAGACGCAGTAGGAAGAAGCACGGAATTAGTGCATGCTGTTATAGCGACTTTTGACGACTTAACATACAATAGGCATTTCGACGACCCCGGC